CTTGACATTCTTAAAGATGACGGAGGTAGTGAGATTGCCCCTGTTAGCAGCGATGTACAAGTCCCAAGACAAAGAGAAGAAAAACCAGACCTAAAAAGAGACTACGAATACACAAGAGGTCAGTTGTATTCGTTGATCGAAAAAGGTCAGGAAGCCATTGATGGAATCATGGAGATCTCACAAGAACAAGGTTCTGCGAGAGCTTATGAAGTTACTGGGCAACTAATTAAGAGTGTGGCTGATGCCACTGATAAATTATTAGACCTACAGAAAAAAATGAGAGACATTGAGGATCCAAAAGAAAAAGGACCTAGTAATGTTACCAACGCACTTTTTGTAGGGTCAACTGCTGAACTTCAAAAGCTACTCAAAAAAGGAAAGTTAGATGACTGAAGAAAAGAAAAAAGAACAGGATCATGAAGACCGTAGTGAAGTTCTTGGTAATCTTGTAAAAGTTGTTGTCCTTATTTGGTCAGCTTCTCTTTTGACTTTTTCATATGTTCGTCTCCCCAATGGTCAAAAAATCTTAGACTTTGACCCAACGTTTATTGCTTCCGTATTCTCTGGATCTTTAGCTGCATTTGGACTGTCTCCTGCAAAGGCTGGTGGTGCTGCAAAACAAGAACAGAAGAAAAAAGAAGAACCCCCTGTAGTTTCTGTTATTAAAAAAGCCGATGCAAAAACTGATTAACGTTATCGCCCTTCTGTCGGGATTAACATCCGCCGCTCTTATTGGTGGCAGTGCTTATGTGCTCCTAAACAAAGATGTCCTGATTGATTCTGCCAAAGAACAGGCTATCGAACAGGTAACCAAATCTGTAACTGAAGCCCTTCCTGGAATGATCAAGGATCAAATGCCAGAACTTCCAACATCAACAGGTGGTGCAATTCCTTTCTAATGCCTGAAATCCCTGATATTGGGGTTCGTGATATCAACATCCGTGAAATCAAACCGAACCCCATTTTTGATCTAGGTACACCTAGAATTCTTGTTCCTAGTCCACCAGTAACCACATATCTAAGGAAACCCATTGTGGCGTATCCTGGATGTGTGGAACATGCTGATGCGATTGAGGATGATCAAAAGATGATCCAATGTGATGGTCAAATTCCAAGTTATGAACCTTTGAATTTTGAACCAGAACAAATGACCATCACCCGTCCAGCAGATCGGCCAAAAACGCCAGAAAAAAAATCAAAATCGGTATCCCCACCACAACCGCCGGCGCTCCCACCATCCACAGTATCTGTGTCCAAAGAGGAGGCTCCCCCGACTGTAGAACCTGAGATACCCTGGACACAAAAGTATCTCCCAGAACCTGCTGCGGTAACAACAACTGCATCAATTGCACTGATTGCAACAACATCTGCACTCCTTGCAAAACCTTTAGCTGATTTATTATTGAAGTTAGTTAAACCTACCGTGAAGAAGGTTGTGAAGAAGGTGTCGAAGATGCGGGGGAAGAAGGAAGTCGTACTGTCCCTCCGAGAGCGGAGGCAGGAGCAGAGCGAAGTGAATCACGCGAAGGCGATGATGAGGAAACTGTTGAAGGGGAAATAGTGTGTCTATGTGGTGGAATTACATCCACATTCTGCACTACAACATCAGCACAAACAGCATAATACGGACTTTTGGGATGGAAACTTATACCAGATTTTTTCATTTCGCCACATTTTGAAAGTCTGGTAAGTTCAAACTCAAGTCTGCGATTGGCCAGAATTTGTTCCCTCAATGCGTTGTGATTTTCAGCCGCCTTCTTACACAACTCTTGTTGTTTCTGGTCTAGTGGTTTACTCCATGTGGCACTGACACCAATGGAGAGGTTGTAGTTGTCTTTTTGTCCTGTTCTGGTGGGTACATGGTAAAGAATGTTGCCAGGATTATCCAGAGACCCATCTTCATTAAGATCACGCATATCATAAACAGGATCCATGTAATACGGTTCATACGGTTTTTGCAAAGAACCACTACCCGTCACAAAGGGGGTCACGTTCAGGGTAGGGCCTTGGCAACTGATCCCGTCCCCGTACTGGTTTGTTATGTACGGACCCTGAAGAACTTGAATGGCTTGGTTTGTGACTGAGCCTGTACTGTTCGCAATCGGTGATGCTGTCGCTGACACTCCCCCTACCGTTTCTGCAAGAGCAGATGCAGGGGTCACGAAGGCACCGAGAGCAAGGCTCAAAGTTACTGTGTGAAGACACTTGTGGTATCTGTGACGGAACGAATTTCTGTTGTTCGTTGAATTATTGTTTGATTCGTCATCCCAGGCCCTTGATAACTTTCTGTGAACTGAAAGGCCTGACCAGGAGTTGCAATTGTGAAGTTCCCTCTGCTGCTGAGATCTAGGGAATTTGTTGAGGACGTAACTGATCCACTGACGCCTCCTAGTGGATTGACAGTTACCGAATTTGTGTTGGCTGATGGGCTCAGTGTTGATCCACTGTGATTTACGTTCGTGCCCGTTACTGTGTATTGCCATCCTGTAGAATAATCTATTGAGTTGATCGTTTCAGTCACCGAAGAGGTTGTCTCCGTGTGGCTAGTCATTGAACCCTGAGTGAAGTTGGGTGTCACTGGCACTGCGTATGCGGGAGAACCCAACAGTGCCAGAATTACAAATGCCCGTTTCATACCTTATTTAACAGTGATTTCACTGATGAACTGGCCAGTAGCCGATGTACCTGCTCCACCAGCAGTCAACGACATCGTGCCAGCAGAATTGACAGTACCAGCGAGAGACCCAGCCACGCCGCCGGCAGTCGTGGTGACAGTTCCATATGAAGGAAGGGACCCAACGACACCACTTGACACGGTTGTACCTGAAGGCACGTCGTCTCCTTCAATGAATGATTCACTGAAGGTATAGGCACTACCGTCTGTTGTGAGACCATATGCAGTCGGTGTGTATCCAACCGCAGTTCCCGATGTGAGGGATCCAAGCCCTCCTACAGTTGATGGAGTGATGTTGCTTCCAGAAACCGAATATGTGCTGCCAATACGGGTTGCTTGAGAGGCAGCAGCATCAACAGTCAGTTGAACACTGGTTGACAACTTGTGAGAAATATCGGCATGTGCGGGTGCCGCCATCAATAACATTCCAAGGGCAATCAATGCTCTTTTCATCTAAGAAGACCACATTACACTGCAAGTATTTAGTTTTCCCAACTTCTAAATAATAAAAAGAGTTCTTGTCTGTACATGTCTTGGTCGGCTGAATACAAAAAATCGATCAACTGTGATAACCCAAAAGGGTTTTCCCAAAGAGCTCATTGTCAAGGCCGCAAGAAGAAAATGAAAGAGGCGAAAGACCACGAAGTCGCCATGGCTCAGTCCCAATTGAAAAATATTGAGGACAACGTGAGAAAACTGAAGAAGAAACTTGGATCCAAGGAAAAGGATATTCCTGCTTGGATGCAAGATAAAATCAGTAAGACCCATCACAATATGTCTGCGGTCGGTGAATATCATGAACAACGTAGTGATGATCCTTCCTATCCAATTGGAAAGAGAATTGAGCCTGATGCTCGTGAGAGAGAAATTATTAGAAAAGCGAATAGAACTGAGTTTGACAAGAGTATGGACTCTTTGTCCAATAGTATTAAAAAGAATACCCTAAAACCAAAAGCACCTAGAAATCCTTTGACACTGCCAATGCCAGAGGAAACCATTCATGAAGAAGGTCTCCGTGATTGGTTTGGTAAGTCCAAATCAAAAGATGGTAAGAAAGGTTGGGTCAACGTGGTGACTGGTGATTCTTGTGCCAGTGACAAACCAGGTGAAGGTATTCCTAAGTGTGTATCTTCTGCAAAGAGAGCCAGCATGTCTAAGAAAGAAAGACTTGCAGCTCAACGTGCGAAAAGACGCCAAGATCCTGGTCAACAGAAGAAGTCTGGTGCAGCTAAACCAACCATGGTGAAGACTGACAGAAAGACGAAGAAAGAAGAGATCGAACTCCTTGATGCCTACGGCAACACTTTTGCGACTATTCAAGACATTATCAAGCCAGAACCCATGCAAGCAACCAACTGCCCCAGATGCGGACAAAACCCTTGTGTCTGTTCTCCTGAATATGACATTGAGGCGATGACTGAAGCAAAGGACAAGAAAGGTAAAGGAAGTGGTGAAAAAGACGCTTGTTACCATAAGGTTAAGTCTCGTTATTCTGTATGGCCTTCTGCTTATGCCTCAGGTGCTCTGGTTAAGTGTCGTAAGAAAGGTGCTGCCAACTGGGGAAACAAGAAAGAAGGATATGAGTTTGAGTTCAATCAGGACTACCACAAGAGCCTGGTAGAGAAGTGTTGGGTTGGTTATACCCAGAAGGGTATGAAGAAGAAGGGAGACAAGATGGTCCCCAACTGTGTTCCT